TCGGCACATTTCATAAGCATCTCGCGGATTCGCTTAATGAATGGTTTAATAGTTATTTTATTCCGAAGCAAAGATTTTCCGCTAGCGGCGTTCAATATATCCCACCGGTTGAGGAAGTGACATGGGTAGAGCCTGCAAACCCGTTAAAATATTTCATGTTCATAAATCAGGTCATGACTTTTACCAAGGCTGAATTATTGGCGGCATTTAAAGTTCCTGCGATGTGCTGGCAAAATCTGTTCGGCATTATAGGTACGAGAATATCCGCTACGTTAAGCTCAGTATATTGCACGATTCCTGGTTCTGCTGTCGTCGGAACTGTAACAGTTCCTTTCGTAACGGCGCATTATCGTATGCAAGCTGTTAAATTTCTGGCCGATATCAAGAAATTGGAATATACAGAGGATAATATAAAGTCTGGCAAAATAACAGAACAGATATGGGACAAATTTGAAGATAACTTAATAAGCGCTATCAATAATACGCCACCTACTGTTATAATGGTTGGAGGCGCATTACCGCCAGGAACTTTTACAGGGACAATAAATGCGAAACTCAGTATATAATTATGACCATTATAACTATTGGGAAATGTACCCTGAAGAATTGCCGTCAAGAGGCATATTCTATAATAAAAATGCACGAATAAAAGTGCGAACCATGTCTGTTCTCGAAGTAAAATTTTTAGCTACGTATAAAGAGCAAACGGCTACACGTATATGTAACGAAATAATTAACAAGTGCACTATTTTAGAAAACTTGAAAATCGAAGATTTATTATTGCCTGACAGAGATTATATAATTTTCTGGATTAGGCTTAATACGTTCAATACTTCCAACGGGTTTACTATAAACATTCCGCATTGCACTACTTGTGGATCTCCTATAAGCACTGAAATTTCGTTAAACGATATTACATATAGGTATCTTGACAATGGTTTCGTGCCAGAAGTCCATTTACCGGATTTAAATACGACTATTCCTGTAAAGATTCCAAAATATGGCGACTCGATTTACAATGTAGAAAATGAACTTGAAGATATAGCATTAAGAATAGATACCGATAATACGTTCGACGATAAAATCAGGTTCGTTTCGTCATTGACAGCGCTTGACTATATACATCTGAAAGACCATATTAAACATTATGGCTGCGGTATAAATGATGAAATTACAGTTCCTTGCAAGATTTGTGGAACACAACATAATATAAAGATGATAATCAATGACACGAATATCTTTACACAAATAGAGCTTAGGGATATTCTCGAAAAGATTACAAGAATAGCCAAGTATTCCAATCTGACTATAACAAACGATTGGTCCTGGGTAGAGGTAGAACTCGAACAGCAGATTATCAACGAGATGATTCGTGAAGAAAACCAGGAAACTCAGCACCAGATTCAAGGCGTATCGTCTAAGATACCGGCCGCTACTGGAAACGGTGGAATGCCTAATATGCCGAGTATGCCAGGTCTTCCATCTTTACCACATTTGTAAAAAATTCAGAATAAAAGTTTGTAAATTTTTATTTACAATTATTTGCTATATTTTAATTATTGGAAAACTGAACATTTTTAAGGTTAACTATGAAACAAGATAAGACAAGTGAAGGCTATATTTCAAATAAGTATTTACGTGAGCTTGTTGTCAAGTTTAATTCAATGAATATAAATGACAATGGTAAATGGTGTGATGCTTATGAAAAGAAGATGGATAAGAAAAATGCAAAAGGCAATATGAAAATCGATAAATACGAAGTATCGAAATCCTTTATCCATCGTAAAAAACAACAGATTGCAGCATTGCATGCTAGATATGAGAATTTCAGTGACGAAGAACGCCGAGCGTTTGACGCTGAATTTGAAAAAGTAAAGAAAGATATTTGCGAAGCTTTCTTGAAAGTTATTGACGGGCGTATAATTTCATATAAGCTAGTCCAGACACCCGCATACGAAGAAATTGATGATATCAGACAGGAAGCGCTGATGTCCTTATTCACATATATAAACCGTTACGACGAAACACGAAATACGAGTGCGTTCGCTTTCGTGACAGAACTTATATCTAACGCCATGAACGGATATCTCAAGAAAATGAACCAACGTAATGCCGTTCAGATTACAGGTCTCGATTTCTATGAAAACTTGAATACTATCGATGACATGTATGGCGAAGATAATGATTAACAGAGGTTATACTGATTAATGTTAAATGCGCATAGTGAGAACGTAGACGGAAAAAGAATTGCACTGGTCTATTGTAGAGACCACTCAGGCTGTTCGCATGTCCGTCTAAGATATAATACTGAATATATAAATGGCCATGAAATGGGAGTAGAACCGATTATACTCCCGTTTCCTACTTTTGACCCGGCGCTTTTGTCCGCTGCGAAATCCATAGTAATTCAAAGACCGTGTGTAGGAAACGATATCGAGCTGCTACGCCGATATAAAGAATTACAGCCTAAATTCGGTTATAAACTTGTAGGCGAATTTGACGACTTGATTTTTTATACGGGCGACTGTGACGAAGCAAATGACGGCGTTCCACCGTATAATCCAGGTCATGATAATATGAAGGAGCATAAGGATGAAATGAAAGCCATTCTTTCGCAAACTCTTCCTATGCTCGATCTTATTGTCGTATCTACGGACTATCTTAAAAAATCTATCGAGAAGGTATTCGGCGTAAACAACGTAATGGTCATAAAGAACGTAGTTCCGAGATTCTTATGGAATTTCGAACGTAAGGCACCGATTAAACATGACATTATAAAGCCGCGAATTATCTATTCTGGCAGTCCGACACATTATCAACAGCCAATTCCTAAATTAATGCCTGGTCAACATCCTAATTTTCCGAATGGACATCCAGGCCAACCAGGTGATAGAGGCGACTGGAATACAGGTTTGTGTGACTGGATTATCAAGATGGTAAAGGAAAACAAGATTGATTTTTATATCATGGGCGCTTTGCCGTTTTTCTTCAGCGAAATCAAGGATAAAATCCAGTTTATTCCATGGGCTGACTCACATACGTTTCCTAGGAAATTTATGGAAGTCCATGCGGACTTTAGCGTAGCATCGGTTGTCGATAATCCGTTTAACAAGGCTAAATCATCATTGAGATTTACAGAAGCTTGCGCTACTGGCTGTGTATTTATCGGTAACATCTTTAGCGAATCCGATACAAGCCCGTATCGTGAAATTCATAACGATTGCAAATTTACTGAAAAATCTACAGTTGACGATATCGATAATATGTTCTGGAAGCTTTGCAAAAAGGACAAATATAATGAAATCCTTAACTGGCAATATGATTTTATCAATAATTCAGGTTGTTGGCTAGAGAGTTCTCAGCATATAAACCAGATGATGCTTATGTTTGACAATAAAGAACCGAACATAATTTAAAAAAATCAAAATATAAACATTTATTTACAGGGTCTTGATCAAATTACTATATTTGATTAAGACATTTTAATATGGAGTATAAAAATGATTATAACTACAAGAAGTGGTAACAAGTACATGGTCAAAGTAAGGTTTATTCATACGCCGGTCATCAAGGAATCGACTGATGAATATGGCAGAAAGCACGTTGTTTATTGGACTGAACACAGCACCCGTGTTTCTGTTTCGCGTTTGACCACTGCAAAAGTTAATTCGGAAGTAACTGTAACTGGTATTAGCAGATGTCACTATAAGGATAAGTTTGATAAGCTTACCGGTAAGAAGATTGCATATAATAATGCAATTACCAAGTTGTATGACCTTAGCCTTGTTACAGCCGAAGATAGAATCGACTTGGCAGCATTTGATTTGGTAAGTGCCGATTTTGTCGCACCGCAGTTGAATACATGCGAACAAGAAGCTAAAATTTAAGGGGATATATGAATACAGCAAAATTTGATAGCGTACTTACAGCATTCAAGTTAGTAAAGCGCGGCGAAGATTCATTCTGGAATGTGCAGTTTAAAGTTTCTGAAGAAACAAGCATCAGAACATTTCCTAGACAGTTCTCACCAGATATCGACTTTAACGGCGTATTTGACCAAAGCGCAGTAAATGACGCATGGGATAAGACGAATATTCCGGTCAGCGATTATAATCTTCATTATATGATTGACTTCAGTGAACTTACTTTCGAAGCAAAGTTCTTGAATATTGCTGCTGTGCGTAAGCATAACAACGATGATACTTGGCGTACAGATTATACGCTTTCTTTCCTTTGTGATCCGGACAAGGACACAATCAAGAAGCTCGTATATTATGTAAATCGCAAGGAAGTCAATCCGATGACTGGCAAGAAAGAAGTCGTAGCCTATCCGACTGTACTTAATCCAGTCGAAGACCAGGGAAATCTTGAACCGTCTGAACCGACTGATCAGGCTGAAAAAGATCAAGAATGGCGCGCAGAATAAATAATGGAAAGGAATACTAATGTTTGATTCGCAAAAGCTTTCGTTTGAAAAATTTATTTTAGGCTACAAACATGGCATTTATGTTTTTACAGAAGATACATGCCATATTTGTAAGGAATATAAAGACAGCATTTCGTTTATCAACAATGCTAATTTATATTTTGTCGAAGTAAGTTTGGAAACCGAGAAAAAGCTTATCGAACAAATGTTAGGTCGTTCTGTTTTTCCATTGACTGCATGTTTTAAAGATAATAAGCTTAGCTATGTAAAGGCTGGACAATTATTTGAAACTCAGCTTCAAGGCATTTTTGCCGACCTTAAAAAGTTTGGCGATAAACCCTTGTCACCTGATGAAATTCAAAAACGTCTAAAGAAAGAAGAAACAAAATGCCTATTGGCATATTATGTTTTTTCCAACAGTATTACAGCAGATGAACGTAGACAGGTTATAGAAAAAGCGATAAAATACAATGAGCTTCCAATAGATGTAGATTCTATGCCAGAAAATTTAACATTGGAAGATAGGTTTCATTTGCTTGAATATACGCTATCATTAGCTAAGCTTGTTATTTTTAAGTCATCGAAGTCGCAGTTGTTTTCTAGTCTTGGTCAAAAAATTATTATAGAATATAATTCGGCACATGGTACAGAGACTAAGTTTGATATTAGAAATATCAGTGACATTTTAGGGCAATCAAATGATAGAGATAATTCCAATTAAGGAACGCGTAGAAGAAAAAACCGTAGACACGGAAAAAGTTTTTTATATTGACAATTCGCACGGTACTTCAATGGCAGAAAAATACAATTATGCCATTGAAAATATTATATTGAAATCAGATGATCCGATTGTCTGTTTTCGCCATCTTGATACTTTTATCTGCACGCCAACTGATGTATGCGATTATAAGCTCGACAAATTGTTTGAAAAACATACGGTCGGTATTGCAGGCGTCATTGGGACAATTGCTTTAGATAGGACATGTTGTTGGTGGCACGGCGTATTAAATGCCGGCGGAAGACAGAATTTTGGAAGCGGCTCTATTATTCAAGGCGGACTTAACGAAATGTGTCAAGTTATCGAATATCCGATGAATGACCATCCTGGCGTCCATGATTATCTTGCTACAGTCGACGGCTGTTGTTTATTTTTCCCGAAATGGATTTTTGAAGAAGGTCTTAGATTTGACGAAAATCTAAAAGATTACCATTTTTATGATTCGGATATTTCTTTACAGGTTCTCGAACGCGGATATAAAGTATCGACTATCGATATTAAGATAAAGCATTATAGTCAGGGCGTGCCGCCTAAACAGTTTGAAGACTTACGTAAGGTATTTTTTGCAAAATGGGATAAAAAAGTAGAAGGGCAATGGCCGATTTCTAGGCTAAGTAAATTTAAAAAGGATTGACCATGAATAGAATTATCGACACGTTTCTAAAAGATTCTTCTTTTGATATGTTAAAACAAGCGGAAAATTACTATATTTTTAACGATAATACGAATAATCGAAAATTAAAGATTTCCGTAATTACCGACGATAAAGTTTCTATTGAATTCAGGGATAATTTCGATGGCTGAAAAAAAGAAAAATCCGTTATTTGAAACATTAAACTACATTTGTAATAAGCAATATACATGGGAAGAACTCCCTGAAGACAATAAAAAAACCTATAGTCAATTTATGATTAATAGGTTTTTAAGTAGTTATGAATATCTTTTGCCGATTCTTTGTGAATTGACATCAGTTAAATATACCGACGAGCAACATTACAGAGTTTTATATGCGTTCGTAAAAAGAACTAAACATTATTTCAATTATGACGCCTATAAGATTGAGAATAAAATCGACCCGGATTTATTGCTTGCGATAAAGAAAGAATATAAGATTGGAAACAGGGAAGCTAAAAGATATAATGAAGTATTGACAGAACCTCAACGTGATTATATTAGAAAACGTTGGGCTGATTATATCGCTTATGTAAAATCCAAATAAAAAAACCGGTTATTTAACCGGTTTTATTTTTATATTAAATTAACTTAGCCTTCCAAAGAATTATAGAATACGATAATTGCAGCAGCGAGCTCAAGAACACCGTAGTCACGGCTTGTGTAGTTTTTGATGTATTTATTAAATGCTTTCGGTGAGCACTTGGAACTATTGTTTACGATAGACTCAGGCCTATCAATCGAACCATCTTTAGATTCAATCGTTTTGATAATCTGTTCACATGCGCCATGAATAGTCTGTTCCCAAGACTGAATTTGGTCAATAGCATCATTCATATGCTTAGTCTGATCCAGATTATCATCGAATGCGTTTTTAATAGTTAAAATCAATGACGTCGCAATTTCAAGCTGCGGTTTAATTGCGTCACGGATTTCAGCTCTAATATTTTTTGGTTGGTTTTTAGGGTCGTAGCTATCCAAATCAACATCTTCTACAACGATTTTATAATCGTCGTTGTATTTTGCGAGATTTTCTACAATTTTGTTAAATTCTTCCTGTATCATATTCAATCCTTTTATATATTTATATTATTCCTTTGACATGATATAGTTGTAAATTTCGTTAATAAGCATATCTGACGAAACTTTAGGCAACTGATAACATTCAGTTTTAGGCGGTTCTTCTTTCTCGGATAACGCGTTTGCTATTATGGCGCAACTTGACAAAATCGCACAAATATCGCTCGTATGATTTTCGGAATTTTTATCGCCAGCGCCTTTGATTATACTTATTGCCTTTTTACAATTCAGACTGTTTAGATTTCTGTTCTTTGAAAGTTCTTCAGCAATCTTCGAAGCGATACCTAAAATATTATTTTCACCAAATATCTTTTTAGCAAACTGTTGTTCCAGTTCGTCAAAATCCTTTACCTTAGATATGTCATACTTGTCAGAGTGTATATCTGTCGGCAATAAATCATTGAAATTAATAGGCTTCTTGTCAATTCGTAATTTCAAATCTTTAATAGGTTCTGCTAAATCGCTCATTGATTACCTGCTTGGTTATTTTGTTTTTTCTTGTCTTCTTCAACTCGGTTGTTTAAATCAACCATTGCCCTTTTTGCAGCCGAAATTGTAAGCCATAAGCCTTTCAAGAATGAAGAATTTTCAATATTATCAGAAATTTCATTAACTGCATCATTGTTATTGTATGCAGCTTTAAGCACCTTGATTATTTCTCTTTCATAATCATGCGCATTGTCTATTATTCCCTGATAATTTCTGAACCACTTGTCATTCTGCCCGCTATATGCGATATTGTTCAACTGATGAATTACCTTGGTAAATAAGAAGCTATTCGGTCCAGCGAGTTCCTGTAGTTTCTTTAAGTTGGCTTCATGATTAGTGGACGAATCGTTTTTCTTTTCAGTTTCCTGACTGTTATCTGTGTTATATGTTTCAATAGCACCAGGAATATTCTTAGCTTCGACATTTGCATCGCCACTGTTACTATATATACCTACAATACCATTTTCAATCGGCATTACATTGACTTGTTTTAAGACGCTTGTAAGGTTTCCAAATACTTTTTTCAAGTGCTGTTTTGCTTCTTGTTCTTTATCGGTCTTGGCAAGTTCTTTGAATCTGTTGATATTAAGACTGTCGCCTCTTTCTACCATGACTTCATAGACTTTGCATAATGCCTTACCAGCACCGTTAGTAAGCCAATCTAAATTACCGTTGCCTGGCTTATGATTTATTTCTCTATTTGATTGATCAGAATTATTATTAGAACTAGCAGAATTATTGCCTTCATTATTCTTCTCCGTATTAGATGGCTGTTCACCGTCATCATTTTCATTATCTTCTTCTGGACCATCGCTTTCAAACAAGCTTAGCTTGATTTTCGTATCAAATGTAAGCTTATCATCGATTACCTTCAGTTTAAATTCAGGCTTATATGAATTATTCTGTTGTGGCTTATCTTCATTGTCATTGCTGTTGCTTAAACGGGATGCCGTATCTTTTGCACGTACTTCATCGAATAGCACGTCTCTTAAGAATTTATAGGTTTCTTGAATATCGGGAATAGTTCTTATGCTGGCCTTATAATCATCCAATATCGCAATATAGTTATTGATAGCAAGCTGACCAGCTCTTGCTTTCTTCGCCTTGAGTTGTTCTAATTCCTCTTTAAGCTTATCGATATTTTTTTCTTCATTTTCGACATCAGCCTCGTTCATGAAATTCTTTAAACTGAGTGGTTTAGCGCTTTCTTGCTTAGGCTGCTGTTCATTATTCTGGTTTTTATCCTGGCTTCTAGCATTATTAATCTGTCTTTCGACGGCGTTTATCTGCTCTTGTTGTTTAGCCTGTGTATCTTCAGACCATTTCTGATATATTTGCTCTTCCTCTTCATACATTTTAAGCGAAGAAAGCAAATTGTTTACATAAATCTGTATCAACGGAACATTGTTATTCCCATTTTCGGTATTGAATGTGCACTGTTCCATATTGATTGTTCCAATCTTGCCATATGCGAGAATCTTGTATATCTGGCTTAATGAACACATGACGCCGGCATAAGCGACAGCCATTGCCTCTTTTTCATTTTTTCCTCGATACTCTTTGATTAGCTTATTGAAATCTTCAGGCGTAGTATTTTTGAAGGCGTGCTTTAATTGGTTATAGCCGCCGCCCATTCTATCACAGATATCTTGATAGAACTTTCCGCCCTTTTCCATTGCGTCAAATAATCCAAGAACAATCTTGGCACCACAGTTGAATATTGTCCATTTTTGATTTTTAATATCGCCTACAATCTTATTTAAAGTCTCGCTATTTCTGATAAACGCGTTAGGACCGCCAAGGCCCCATGCTTTACCATGACGTCTTTCAACTTTTTTCGTAATCGGATTTACTATTTCTTTTGTGTTGACGTCTCTCTCAAGTCTTTGATATTCCTGTACACCCCTATCAAAGGCAGCAGTCAATTTTTCATGCCAAATATTATACTGCTTAGGAAATTTTTCTGCTACGTTTTTAGCTTGTCTAAGTGCAATTCGTATATCTTGTGAGAAGTCTTCAATACGTTTAGGCAATTCGATAAAGTGACCGTTGTTATTTCCTTCTTGCAGATTTTCTTCAGCCACTTCGAGCAAATAATTTATAACATAACTTGAACGTGTAGTATAAGATTCATTTGCTTCAGCTTCGATTTCGCCATTGTCACTAGTACCAGCCTGCTTAATCGAGTTAATTACGTTCTTAGCGGCGTCAATCTTTAACTTAGGCTCAATCGTTACAAACTGCATCAAGAAACTGTCATTTTCACGATTCTGCTCTGGAGCCGCACCGAATACGCCCTGCAAAATTTCTTGGAACTTAGCCGAATCGATTTTTGTGTCAGTATCTGTCAAACGGCTAACGCATTTGCCCGCATAAAATACCATTGCCTGACCAAGTGTTTCATACTGACTTTCTGAAGCGACAACGCCTTTTTCAGCATACTTGGTATCTTTGGTAACACGACCTGGATTTACGACTTTCGGCAAGAAGTACGTTTCAATATATGATTTCCTTGCAGCGTCATTAAGATTTTCCAAACCGTCTTCGATAAGCTTTGACCATTCAGTTGGCTTCTGACTAATGAGCGCGTCTCTGATTCGTCTAAAATCGTCAGTCGGCTGCTTAGAGCTACCTTCGTTATAGTTAACGGAAGTTTCACCGTGCTCGTTTTCAGTATCGATGATATAGAAGAATTTTAAATGCTTACCTGAACTAGGCGGAGAGATGCGCTTTAAAAATTTCTTCATCGCATCTTTATTATTATAAATATCCTTAATATCAGAAAGAATGGTATTTATGTTTACCTGTACTTCTTTTTTCTGATTTTTGCCTGCTTCAGTTATGAAATCTTTTAATGACATTGCTATACTCCACAAATCGGTGTCATCTTCTTTGAATAATATCTAAACTTATTTTGTCCATTGGTCATGCTGTTGAACATGTCTGACGCGGCGTCTATTATTAAATGGTCGCACAGCAAGAATACATGCGGAATATAATAATAAAAGGCCTTATCTTCTTTTGACAACGACTCTACATAAGCTTCAAGAGAATCCTGATACGTATCGCCGAATTTTTTCTCTATGGTATCAAGTTCTTCTTCCGTGAAGTCGTTTTCGTCAAGCCAGCCCTTGATAGTGTCGACTTTATAAAGGCCTGAAACTATTTTGGACGGAAATCCAGACATCGTAAGCTCATTACGCAATTCATTATTTATTTCTATACAATTATCGCGAATCATTGGCAAATCAGGCTTATAGTTACTGAATTCTCGCCAAATCATTAACGCTAACTGCTTATTATCTTCTGGATTTACTATAATATTATTCATTTATATATTTATAATGTTGTTTTTGCCATATAAAAATAAAAACCAGCAAAAGTTGCTGGTTTCTGTATTCATAAAGGACCAAATTTAATTGTTAGTCTTCATCATCGTCATCGTCAGTGATATTATCTAACGATACGTAGCCGTCATCATCGTTATAACCAAGGTCTTCAACATTATCTAATGCATCGTCCATTGCACTAATGTCTTCACCTTCAGTTTCCGGTTCTTCTGTAGGACCTTCGCCATCGAGCAAATCAGAAATGCCGTCAATATCAGCGTCTTCATCGCCTTCCTTAGTATCGAAGTCTTCCGTATCAGGAACAGCATCGATAATATTAAGACGTGCACCGCAACATGGACATACTGGATTAGAAAGGTCGAGGTCAAATGTTTCGTCGTCATCAGCCTTAGGAGTCTTATCGCTAAGAGCGTCAATCTTGTCTTCGATAACGTCTAAGCGAGAATAAATGTCCTGGTCTTCCGGATCAACTTCTTCTTCCTCAGTTTCTTCCGTAGCGTCAAGGTCAGTCAATTCTCCGTCGTCGTCTTCAGCGTCGTCAACCGGATCAGCCAAGTCGCTATTATCTACTTCGCCATCATCTTCCGCGGTATATTCGGAATCATCATCTTTAGTTTCGTCAGTTTCATCGCCAGCGGTTTCTGTATCTTCTTTGACATCTTCATAAATTGAATATGTTTCGTCCAATAACCAGCTAGCTGCGTCAAAAATATCGTATTTCTTAGCCATAGTATTAAGTCCTTTATTTTATATTATTTATATCGAAAAATTCAAAATTTACGTTTTGCCCTGACAGCTTAATCCGTACATTCGTAATGCCTCGAATAATTCAGTTTCGATATAGAATGGTGAAACCTCAATGCCTTTTGTCTTTACCATGTTCGCAATAGCATTGGCTTTCATTTTTACAATCTTTTTCAGTTCCTTGGTCACATATAAAAATCGTTCGCCATAATCATTTATGATATTGCCCATTGAATCTGTTTCAGGCTCATTGGTATCAAGTTCGTCTTCGAATATTGACCTTGCCTCGTCTTCAATTACACCCAATAGATAATCTGCGAGCTTGTTTTCATTAAGCATAGATTCATTGACTTTAATGATATCGTCGTCCGTATATTCTTTCTTTGTAGAATCTATAAGATTTAGCTTTTTGCCGCAACAAGGGCATACAAGATTATCTGTCTTGATGTCATAACTGTCACCAGGAACATTATTATCTTCAAATAGATTTTGATAATATCTATAATAATTATTCATATCTTATTTATAACAGCTTGCTCCATATGTCATAATGGAATGTCAGCTTACATGTCAACTTGGAATCGCTTGCATAATCAAGACCTTCATTAAAGGCAAAATTAGTTATTACGCAATTCTTGTATTCATACTGTGCATTTACCAGAGGATATGGATTAGAGCCGTTCTGGTCAAGTGATAAGCCTATTTTATTCTTTATATTGACTATGATTTTATCAAAGCGCCAGACTCTTCCCAGCTTAGAATCGTTGTCTTTCGGACCGCTAAATTCCGGATGATAGCCAATTATATCGGAACCGACCTTTCTAAATCTTGAAGAAAGCTGCGTAATACTGTCAATATCGCTATTTTCTGCGTCTTCACCGCGAACGTCGAAAGTTATATCGCAATCGCCACCATAAGTTCTTATAATCGGGTATGAACGTTCTGAACCAAAATATTTCCTGGTTACGATTTCTGTCTTATATGACGGAAGCGTAACACTGGTGGCAATTAACGTTCCGTTAGTAACAGCGCATGCCAAAGCATTATTATCCGTGGTAGGATCGTCGCTCATGAACTGGACATCGAATAACCATGTAGCTTGTGGGTCGGCTAAATGATGGAAATTATTATTCGTAAAAATAGTATATTGTCCTGGTCTAACGTATGCCATTATTAGCTACCTCTCTTAAATTTCATATAATCGTATGTAAAATGAACGCTTCGAGTAATATCTTCGGTGCTATTATATGACAACTGTATTTCGTCCAACGAAACTATCTTGCATCCGTAAAAATTATAAGTTACTTCAGGCTCAGTAGCTTCCAAATCACTGTTCTTATAGACCTGGACAGTTATTATATTCTGGTCAATCGCATAATCTTTACCCTTGCTATTATATCCCATTGCATCGGATTCAGTAGATGTCGGGTAATCCTGGTTCATGTTATAGTTTTCATAGATAGATTCTATAATTTTAGTTACCGTATAATTTTCGTCTTCGTTGAACTTTATGGAAATTTCGCCTGCAGTATTAGCTCTTGTAAATTTCTTGAATTCTACGCCGCCGTAATATACAGAGACATATTGCGATTCGCGCTTGCCAACATTTATATCGACAACCGCCTTATTTAATATTTCTGCGCCTTTTACATCAACGCCTTTAAAGCTATTGAATGATATTTTATAAGTCCATGCAATAGCAGGCGGTGTTTCATAAAACGAATTTTGCCAAATTGAATCCATATACTATTTATAGTTTTTGTTTATGCTATAAATAATACATGAACGATGTAATTGATGATAATTTAATGCCTATGCATGATCCTATAATGCCGCCGACCGGTTCAAGATCACGTTTGAAACCGCCTCCGCCGGGCTATGAACCAGGAACATTCCCGCCAGGACCGCCTCCTCCGCCGGGTCCGTTTCCACCAGGTCCGCCAAGGCCAAAACCGCCTGTTCCGCCACCGCCGCCGAACAATTGCGACCCTGTACTCGAATCTACGATGATACAGAACATGGCGCAAATGCGTAACTATATAAAGTTAATGCTCGGTGCTCCTGTAATCTGTATTGAAATCAGCGATGAACAGCTAAATTACATCATCGCTGACATGATTCGTTATGTTCAGAGATATTATGCGCGACAGGGTAACTATCGTGACTACCTTGTAATGGAATTGCAACCTGGCAGAACGCATTATAAGATTTGTCAAGAACTCGAAGAAGTTATCGACTTCCAGACCGCAAACTGGATTGGCGATATTAATGAACTCTTCACATTGCCGCATAATGCATTATATGATTCCGTCATGAGCATGAATACTTCCAGTATATTCCGTGGCGCATGCTATGGAAACTCTGCTGGTTTTGGCGATGTTTTAGGCAACTGGAATGCTGCACTTATGTGGTTGGAACAAGCAAAACTTGATTTCGGCGAAGCTTATCAAGTAAGATATAACGACAAAGAAAAAGAATTAAGTATTTGGCCTACTCCTAGACATCCAGTTCGCGGTATCATGGAAGTATATAAACGTCAAAGAAGTGTAAAAATCTTTAATGATGTTATGTTTAGAAAACTTGTCGTAGCCCGCTCAGGCATGATTTGGACAAATGCGCTACGCAAATATTCGATTACAATTGCCGGCGGTGGACAGCTTAATGCAGATTCATTATATAGCTCATATAAAGAAGAGTATGATTATTGTCTAGAAAATATAAGACTTGAATCTCCAAATAGTGATTTTTGGATTGCTTAATTACAGGCGGTAGTCTACTAAATGTTATAAATAAAATACAGATTTTTAAATCTGTATTTTTATTTTTATAAAAAATTTCTATATTTTATATTTAGGAATTATATTATGATTTGTAGACTCTGCAATAAAGAATTTGCGCATTTAGCTTTACATTTAAAATATTCTCATAAAGATATTACAATAAAAGATTATTATGATAGATATTTAAAAAAAGACGGTGAAGGTTTTTGTTTTACATGTGGCAAGCCATTAAAATTTTATGATTTAACACATGGATATAAACATTACTGCGATGCTAAATGCGAATTGGCTGATAAACGAATTGTAGAAAAAGCAAAGCAGACATACAAAGAACGAACTGGTTATGATCATAATATGCATAATCCAGAATCAAAAGAACGTGTTAAAAATACATCTAATGAACGATATGGTGGTATCGGATTCGCAGTACAAGAATTGGCAGATAAAACATTAGCAACATATAACAAAGAACATAATACAAATATTACGAAATGTAATATGATCGTTCACGAAGTTCCAGAACTAGAGCAACGACGTATCAATACGCGTATTGAAAATAATAATGGTTCTTATATTTCGTCCGAACATAGGCAAAAAATAAATGATATAGCTAAAAATCCAGAAATTATCGAAAAACGTGTTAATACGCGTATTGAAAATAATGGTTCATATTGGACAAAAGAGATGACAGAAAAATCCAAACGGACCAGTTTAGAAAAATATGGTTATGAAACTTGGGTGTCAAATCCAGATAATTATGTTAAAACTTTAAAAAATAGATTATTAAAAAATAACGGATATTTAAGTAAAGCCGAAAAGAAATTTGCTGAAATGTTAAAAAATCGGCATATTGAATTCAAATATAATTATGTATTAAATGGAAAACATTGGGATTTTGCAATATTCAAGAATGATGAATTAGATTTATTAATTGAAATAGATAGTGAATATAATCATGGCTTAATTAAAGACGCTGATGGTAAACATGTAAGAGGTGAACAAGATTTTAATAGATTTTCTAAAATAGATAATAATATAAAATTTTTAGTTATTGATAGTAAAAGAATAAATGACGGTATAAAAGAAACTATAAATCTATTAGGTATAAACTATGAAGAATTTATTCAAAAAATTATAGATTTATGTAGTACTGAGTTTCCATATCCATCTTATTCTAAACAACGAATGATTGAAGATTATGACCGTCTGTGTAGATTTGATAACTTAAAAGCTACATTAACATATTCAATAATAACAAATTTTCATAAAAGTATATGGCATTGTAACTTAAAAAATAAGCCAAGTCCATATGAAGCATGGTATAATAAAGACTTATTAAGAAAATGTATTGAAAATAGATTTATTTATAAATCGGTTCTTTCATCGCAAAATGTATTAAATGGGTTTAATATTTGTAAGCTTGCGCCAAAAATTTCATTATTTAATCCAAATATAGCTAAATATCTTATTAAAAAATATTTAAATGAATTTCAAACTGTATTTGATCCATTTAGTGGATATAGTGGCAGAATGTTAGGATGCTGTGCCGCAAATAAAAAATATATAGGTCAAGATATTAATAATATAACTATTGATGAAGCATTAAAAATAAAAGATTTTTTATATCTTAATGCACAACTTTCTTGTAAAGATATATTTGAAAGCACTGGTGAATATGAATGCTTATTTACATGCTCACCTTATAGTGATAAAGAAAATTGGAATCAAAATATTAAAAATTTATCGTGCGATGAATGGATAGATGAATGTCTAAAACGGTTTAAATGTAAAAAATATCTTTTTGTTGTAGATAATACAGAAAAATATAAGGACAAAATTGTTGAAACTATTGAAAATAAGTCACATTTTGGAATAAATTCTGAAAAAATAATTTTGTTTTAAAATATAAAAAGCGGTTTACAAACCGCTTTTATTTTTCTATATTTAATATTTGGAGTAACCGTCTAGTATCGTTATTGTTGATTATTTCTTGCATACGATTGACCGTGCCAATATACCTGATATAACTTGGCGGAACATTTTGCGTCACGTATCTCGCCGGACATGTAGAGCCATATTCATTATCATAATGTGTCTTTAATCCGTCAGGCAGTCTGACCATATAAATGTATGGACCGTAACCGTCTGCGCCAAGTGAACGTATAAGTGTTTTGATTGCGCCAACGACACGTTTATCGAAATTTTTGTCGTCGCGTTCAAGATTACCAGATACGTCTTCCATTTTCCATAGGTATACGCGCTTGTCAGGGTAAATAATGCCACGTTTGACTGTTCCCGATTTATCCATTTCTGGATCTAAGGAATCTCTGGCGATTAAACCAGATTTTAAAATTTTAGTCGGTACTGCTTTAGTGAAGTGCAGGTAAATCCCGCTATAGAATGAGTCATCATCGTCATAATACCCATGGTCTATTGTATTCAGCTTGAGCAGATTTATTGTGTTACTTCTGATATATGATATATACCAGCCGTATTTCTGAAGAAGCT